CTGGGTAGGCAACATCGAGGAAGGCTTAGAAATCGCCATGACGCAGGACGTCACAGACAGAATCGCCGAGGCGCAGGCTTACGTTGCCGAACGCTTTAGCCCTAAAACAGTGGGGGAAAAATGGAATCAAGTCCTGTCCGCCTTAATCTAGGCTGCGGCCATAGGCTGATGGAGGGGTTCATCAACGTGGACCTCGCAGACAACTGGTCTGGGTTCAAGCCTGACGTTGAGGCCGACATCAATCTGCCTCTGCCGTTCCCTGATGGCCATGCAGACGAGGTGCACGCCTACCATGTTCTAGAGCACTTCCACCGCTGGAAGGTGGACGACATCTTGCGGGACTGGAAGCGGGTCCTTAAGCCTGGCGGGAAGATTGTTCTGGAACTCCCGTGCTTCGATAAGGTTCTCGGGTATATGTTCGACAAGGTTCAGAAGGGTGAACAGTTCGATGCTCGAATGACCATGTGGGCAATGTACGGAGACCCTCGTTACGAAAGCGAGGAAATGACCCATAAGTGGTTCTGGTCGATGACAGAACTCACCGACGTTCTGGAGGACTTGGGCTTTGATTTGATTGCTGTAGAGCAGCCCCAGACCCACATTCCAGCTAGGGACATGCGGGTTACAGCAAGGAAAAAAATGGGGGTATAATCAGGGCCTACCAAAAGGGGGCCGAGATGGCAATCTCCAATTATTCGGACCTGCAATCAGCGATTACAGACTGGCTTGCGCGCTCCAGCCTGACGACAGCCCAGACCGCTAACTTCATCCAGTTGGCGGAATCCATGTTCAAGCGCCCTCCCCTCCCGCGCACAACCGGCAACATGGGCGGGATTCGGGGCAACAAGACCAGACTTACGGGAACCCTGACGGCTGGCACTAACAGTTTGTCTCTTCCCGGCGACTTTCAGGAACTGAACGCCCTGACCCTGACCGCAGACCCTTCTGTGGTCCTGACCTACGTCTCAGACGACCAGCTCCGGCAGTACAGGCGGTCTGGCACCGGAAAGCCTGCTTACTACGGGCTAACGGACATTATTGAGTTCGACGTCTCCCCTGATGACAGCTATTCCTACGAGCTGTCCTACTTCCCCGGCGTGTCGGCACTGAGCAATAGCAACACCACAAACTGGCTGTTGACCAAGTTCCCCGACGTCTACCTGTCCGCCTCGATGTTCTGGGCTAACCGTTACCTCATGGCCGAGGATGAGGCTGCCCTCTGGGCGAACCAGTACAAAGAGGCGGCAGCCCTTGCCTCCGCCGAATACCTCCGGGGCCATCAGTCTCAAGGCCCCATCTCAATCCAGCTTCAGAGGGTCCCATGAGCGACATTCAGACATGGTCTAACACGGCGGCATCCAACAACGCGACCCCGCCCAATGGCTTTCCTGAGGGCATGGCTCCCTCAACCGTCAACGACGCAGCCCGCGAGCTGATGGCGGCTGTCTCTCGGTATCGCAGCGACACGGACGGAGTGAACACAAGCGCGGGAACGAACGCCATCACGCTGGCCGCCTCCCGCACGATGACGGCTTATGCCCAGGGCGACTTGTATACCTTTAAGGCTGGCGGAACGAACACCGGAGCCACTACGCTGAATGTGGATTCCTTGGGCGCAAAGGATGTTCAGTTCAATGGAAACGCATGCACAGGCGGGGAGATTGTCTCTGGCCTGATGTATACCGTGGTCTATGACGGAACCCAGTTCCAGCTTCTGAACGCCTCTTCCTACCCTGCAATTGATATCACCACGCTAGAGGTGACGAACATCAAGGCCAAGGACGGCACGGCTTCGATGACCATTGCGAACTCAACGGGGAATGTTTCTGCGGGAACGATTACAACGGCAATCTTGAATACTGCTAATGCACAAATCTCTGGCGGAAATATTGACGGCGCAGACTTGGGCGCAATTAGTCAGATTACAACTGCCTCGATTGATGTTGCAGTAATTAATACCGCAACAATTCCGACGCTCAATTCCACGACGGTTGATACGACAAACATTGAAGCCACGAACATCAAGGCTAAGGACGGGACTGCTTCGTTTGCTATCGCTGACTCAACTGGAATTGCTTCGTTTTCCAAAGCAACCATCATAGCAACTACCGACAACACCAACGCCGCCCTGCGCGTCACTCAGCTTGGAACTGCCAACGCGCTAGAGATTGAGGACAATACCAATCCTGACGCGACTCCAATTATTGTTAACAACGCAGGGTCTGTGATTCTTGGTTCAACGACACAACCTGTTGTTGGGACTGTTGGAAGTAACAAGATTACGGTGTCCGGAGCCAGCGCCGCAGACGCTTCGTTTCTTTGCTATAGAACAGACGCAAGCGCGGGACCGTCAACCTTTACTTTCGGAAAGACAAGAGGAGCAAGTCCTCTTAACTCTGGAGATGTTATCGGGCGTTTAGAAGCTGCCGGGCGAGACGCCACGACAGCGGATGGAGGAGACGAACGAACCCCCGCCGCACGTATTGAATTCTCTACTGATGGAGCCGTTTCGCTCGACAGTATGCCGGGAAAGATAGCTTTCCAGACTACGCCTTCTGGAAGTAATACCCCAGTTGAGCGGATGTCAATTAATAATGCTGGGACTGTCACCATCGGCGGCAGCACAGTAATCAGCGTCACCGATAACACCAACGCTGCCCTGCGCGTCACGCAGCTTGGAACCGCTAACGCGCTAGAGATTGAAGACAGCACGAACCCAGACGCAACGCCATTTATCGTCAATGCTTCTGGGGTTTTGGTCCAAGGCTACACTAGCGCGGTAGGGACCAGAATTCTTACAACAGGAGTCACGCCGGGACTCCAAACCCATAATATTCAATTAGGCGCTTTTAGTTGGGTAAATACTTCTTCTGCAAGTTATTTTACATTTAATAAAAGCAAGTCTGGAACCGTCGGAACTCTAAGCGCGGTAACAGACGGCGACAATCTTGGAATTATCCAGTTCAATGGTGCAGATAATGACGCCACTCCTACGTTCAACGGCGGCGCATACATCTCGGCACAAGTAGCAGGGACTGTTGCATCTAACTCAATTCCGGGCCGCCTGAACTTTGCAACAACCGCAGTCGGAGGGGCGTCTCCGGCCATCACTGCTCAAATTGCCTCAACGGGGCTCACGATTATTCGGGATGCTGCCGGGCTTGGATACGGCACGGGCTCTGGCGGAACCGTTACTCAAGCCACAAGCCGCACAACCGGCGTCACGCTTGATAAGACGAACGGGTCCATTACCCTCGTCTCTGCTGCTGGCACTGCGACATGGCAGAGCTTCACGGTTACCAATAGCACGGTGGCCGCTACGGACGTGGTGATTCTTTCTCAGAGAAGCGGGACGGACCTTTACATGCTGGAAGTCACCGCAGTGGCTGCTGGCTCTTTCCGCATCTCGTTCGCCACGACAGGCGGAACGACGACAGAGCAGCCAGTCTTTAACTTTGCCGTGATTAAGGCGGTCACCTCCTAATGCCTACCCAGCGGCTCCCCTTTGGTTCATGGGCCCCAGACCAGCAGAGTCTGGCTAATTCTGGGTCAATCACCGCAAAGAATGTAGTTCCGTATGGTGATATCTTCCTGCCGTTCTATGGGCTTCAGACAACATCAAACACCGCCCTTAGTGCGTTTGCGCGAGGGGCCATCAGCGTTTCGAATTCGGCAGGTGATGAATACACATATGCCGGAGACGCCACTAAACTCTACAATCTTGCCAACACAGGATGGTCGGATGTTACTCGCACATCTGGTGCGTATACTTCTGGCGCGTTGACTGTGTGGGACTTCGCTAAGTTTGGCGATAAGGTAATTGCGACCAACAGCGTAGACCCTGTCCAAGTCATTACGATGGGTGGCGCTAACTTTGCAGACCTTGCAGGAAGCCCGCCGAAAGCCTCTACAGTGGCTGTAGTAGGTGATTTCGTGGTTCTTGGCAACACAGATGATGGCGAAACTTATGTGCGATGGTCTGGCTTTGGTGATGAAACAGCCTGGACTCCGAGCCCGACAACGCAATCGGATTTTCAGCAGATTGCAGGGAACTACGGCTCTATTGTTCGAGTGATTGGCGGGGACTTCGGGTCAATCTTCTTTGAGCGCGGCATTGTCCGTATGGAGCGCGAAACACCCCCTACGACCTTTGGCTTCTACCCTGCGGAACGTAAGCGCGGGGCGGTTGCTTTCGGCGCTGTCTGTGATGCTGGTAATGTCATGTATTACATCTCGGCGGATGACATCTGCATCTTTGATGGACAAGCGTCCTCAAACATCGGGGCAGGGAAGGTGGCGCGCTGGTTCTTTCAAGATGCCAATCCTAACTACTACTACCGCATGAGTTCAGCGGCAGACCTCCAACGTTCGCTCGCGATGTGGTCTTATGTAGGGTCTGGGGCATCAGTTCCACAGCCAAACAAAATATTGGTATTCCATTGGCCTTCACAGACGTTCGCAGTCGTAGAGCTTGAAGTAAACGCTCTTCACGCATATGTCGCGTCTGGATATACGTTAGACGGGCTGGATTCGATTACCTCTAGCCTTGATGCGCTGTCTGCTTCTCTGGACGACCCTGTATGGGCTTCGGGCCGCATCAACATCGCGGCATTCAATACTGCCAATAATTCAGGCGTATTCGAGGGAGCGCCCCTTACGGCTGTTCTGGAGTCCAAGGAATTCGACGCAGCGCCAGGGCGTATTGCCCTCGTGGACCAAGTGCGGCCCATCATTGAGGGTGGAACCTCCACGATTACCATCGAGCACGGATACCGAGCGAACCAGCGAGACGACGTAAGCTATGACAGCCCAGTCTCTTCTAATGACGACGGGGCTTTTGATGTACGGCGCTCTGCTCGCTTCCACCGCGTGCGAGTTACTATTGCTGGGGGCTTCGAGAAGGCTTTCGGCGTTGACTTGAGGGCAAAGGCTAATGGTAAGCGATAGGTCAGCACTCTTTGGCGGCAAGCTG